CAACACCCCAACACAACACCCACACAACCCATTCACCCGAACGGACCAACCGACACGAGGGACAGGAAGATAAGGACAAGAGACACAAGGACAAGAGACACAAGGACATGAGACACAAGGACATGAGACAAGGAGGGACACAAGAGAAGGAAGAGAGACAGGGTGAGACATAAGAGAAGGATAGGTCACATATGTGGAATATTGTTACTACTCTCTTACATATGTAAGGAATCCTGGCCCATATGTGGAGGATCACAACCCTAACCGTAGGGAACAATAATACCCACGGGCACAGGCTCACAACCCACACCCTATAGACAGTGGGAGGACTGATCATATCTTGACCCGGAGGTGTTTAAATGAGGGCGTAGATGTGTATACATAGTCTCTTCTGTTTCTGTGTGAGTTTTGGGGTTGTTGGTGTGGTGGTGTCCGGTTATTGGTTGTTGGTGGGGGGTCTTTTGGGTTTTTGTGTTTTGTGACAGGGGGGGTGGTGTCATTTTTGTTTTGGGGCGTCTACGTATTGGGTGTTCTTCTTTAGTCTTTTGGTTTGTTGTTCTATATGTTTAATGGTTACGGGGTGAGGTGTTAGGCTCCTTTAGGGAGCCTGTTACCTGTCCCGTGTCATTGTCATATGGGGTGTTGGTTTTTGGTTTCTTTGTCTCCTTTTCCTCCTTGTTTGGGGGTCTTTGTGTTTGTGTTTGTTGTGTCTTTGTTTTCTAGTGTGTTGGGTTGTGGTGTTTGTGCCGTCTTCTTCTGTGGGTCGTAAGGTTAATCGTGCTCAGGGTAGGGTGCGTAGGAAGACTCGTACTACGGTGGAGACTAAGCGTGACTTGTTGGGGTTTTTGCGTGAGGGTTTGACGGTTCGTGAGGCTTGTAAGCTTGTGGGTAAGGATGTTTCTACTCACTCGTATTATCGGGCTAATGATGAGGCTTATAAGGCTGAGGCTGATTTCATTAAGTCTGGTGTGGTTGTTGAGGTTGATTCTAAGGTTCCTGATTTTCCTGAGTTTTGTGCTGACTGGTTGAATATGCCTTTGTTCCCTCATCAGTTGCAGTGGTTTGATGTGTTGGAGGGTAGGGAGCCTAGGGGGTTGCATCCTGCTCAGTCTTATCTCCAGTCTGACCCGAACTTGGTGGTGGTGAATACTCCTCCTGGGCATGCTAAGTCTACGACTATCACTATTGCGTATTGTACTTGGTTGATTGTGAAGAATCCTTCTATCCGTATTGTGTTGGTGTCTCAGGCGCAGAAGTTGGCTATCCAGTTTTTGCATGCGATTAAGACTCGGTTGACTGGTCCGGGGTATAAGAGGTTGCAGGAGCAGTTTGGTCCTCCTGGTGGGTATGATGCGGATTCGGCTTCTTGGAAGCAGGACTTGATTTACGTGTCTTCTAATATTCGTATGGATGGGGAGAAGGACCCTACGGTTCAGGCGATTGGTATTGGGGGTCAGTTGTATGGTTCTCGTGCTGATTTGATTATTCTTGATGACGTTGTTGTGAACGCTAATGCTGGTGATTATGAGAAGCAGATTCATTGGTTGCAGACTGAGGTGTTGTCTCGTATCCCTGATGAGGGGAAGGTGTTGGTTGTTGGGACTCGTATGGCTCCTCGGGATATGTATGGGGAGTTGTTGGATGCTGGTCGGTATCATTCGGATGATAAGTCTCCTTGGACGTATTTGGCTCAACCGGCTGTGTTGGAGTTTGCGGAGTCGCCTGATGATTGGGTGACGTTGTGGCCTAAGGCGTCTGAGCCTGCTTCTAAGGGTGTTAAGGCTGATGGTGAGGGTTTGTTCCCTAAGTGGACTGGTCCGGTGTTGGCGAAGCGTAGGGGGCAGATTACGCCTGCTCAGTGGGCGCGCGTGTATCAGCAGGAGCAGGTTGCTGAGGATACGGTTTTTAAGATTGAGGATATTCGGGCGTGTGTGAAGGGGTGGTCCCCTGGTGTGATCCCTAATGATCCTGCTGGGCGGGTTGGTCGTCCTGGTGGGTTGGAGGGGTTACGTATTGTTGCTGGGTTGGACCCGGCTAGTGTGGGGCATACGGCTTGCGTGGTTGTGGGGTTTGAGCCTGGGTCTAACACTAGGTTCATTTTGGATGCTCATAATGAGCCTGGGATGACCCCTGATGCGTTGCGGCAACTTATAAGAGACATGACCGTTAAGTATGGGGTGAGTGAGTGGCGGATCGAGCGTAACGCATTTCAAAGATTCTTAACGCTAGATAGTGAGGTCCGCCAGTTTCTCGCTTCCCACGGGAGTATTCTCACTGAGCATACTACTGGTAGGAATAAGAATGATAGTTCGTTTGGTGTCATGGCGATGGAGGGTTTGTTCACTTCTCGCCTTGTTGCCTTACCTCGGTTGCAGACGGAGCCTATTAAGGCCCTCGTTGAGCAGCTTACGACATGGAGCGCCTCCGCTCCTAAGGCGCAGAAGGATGACTTGGTTATGGCTTTATGGTTCGCTGAGTTGCGTTGCCTAGAACTGGTGCGTGCTACGAGCGTTAATGAGTCTTTCCATAACGGTGCTAGAGACTTCATGTCTCGCGCTGATATTCGTTCCCGTCGAGTTGTTTCATCCTTGGACAGTGAGTTTGGTAATGCCGGTGCTACTTCTTGGGGTGGGTAAATGAGTGGAGTTAAAGAACTTCAAGGTACGTACAATAAGTTACGGCAAAAGTTCCGTAAGCGTGACACGAGGATGTCTCAGGTTCAGGCGATCCGTGAGGGTCGTATGAGTGAGGTTGCCCCTGACTTGTTCCCTGATACTGGCCCGTGGCAGGAACCTATCGTAGCGAACATGATTGATGTGGCTGCTCGGGATATGGCTGAAATGCTGGCACCCCTCCCCTCCTTCAACTGTACTGACCCTTCCACCACTGGTCAGGCTGCCCAGAGTAGGGCTACGAAGCGCACTCAGATCGCTAACGCCTATATCACTGCCTCCGACTTGCAGGTGCAGATGTTGTCCGCAGCGGACCGGTACGTTACGTACGGGATGCTACCTTTCCGCGTGGAGGTGGATTACGAGACGAACATGCCAGTTATCCGCGCCTTGGACCCGGTGGGAGCATACCCGCAGATCGACCGGTTCGGGCGAGTGGTATCCCTGTTCCAACGCACACTCATTAGTGAAGAGGACTTGCTGATTAAATACCCGGAGATGCGCGCTCAAGTGAAGAGTGTCCAAGGGTGGCAGTCCAGTCGTATGCTGGAAGTGGTGTTCTACCATGATAAGCATAAGGATTGTGCGTTCGTGGTGGGAGAGAAACCCATCCTACTCGACTCGGTACCTAACCCTATCGGTAAATGTTTGATCCGTGTCGCTCAGCGTCCTGGCGCTGGGGAGATTAGTCGTGGACAGTTCGATGACGTTATCTTCGTCCAACTGGCGAAGAGTCGCCTAGCGTTACTGGCACTACAGGCAGCGCATGAGAGCGTGAACGCTCCCCTGGTGGTGCCCTCAGATGTTCCCGATATCCCCATCGGCCCCGGCGCAACCATTCACACTAATAACCCTGCTGGGGTGGGTAGAGTCCCCTTGGAGGTACCCAAGGAGGCGTTCGCGGAACAACAAATCTTGGACCGGGAACTACAGTTAGGTGCCCGTTTCCCTGAAGCACGCACCGGTAACAGTGATGCTTCCATCATCACGGGCCAAGGGGTCCAAGCGTTAATGGACGGTTACGACTCCCAAGTGCGCAGCCACCAATCCATCTTCGCCAGAGTCCTAGGTGAACTGGTAGGGTTATGTTTCGAGATGGACGTCACCCTATTCCCCAACCTCACTAAAGACTTGCGGGGGCGTAACTATAAGGGTTCAGCGTACAGTACGAAATATACGGCACACGCCGATATCGCTGACGATTACACAGTGGACGTACGATACGGGTTGATGGCAGGACTAGACCCCTCCCGTTGGCTCGTATTCGCCCTACAGGCGCGTGCTGAGAAGATGTTCAGCCGCGACTACATGCGTCGTGAGATGCCAGTAGAGATTGATGTGGAAGCTGAAGCGCAGAAGATTGATATCGAAGACCTCGAAGAGGCAGCGAAGACAGCGGTTCAAGGGTATGCGCAAGCCATCCCTGCACTCGCAGCGCAAGGGCAAGACCCCAGCCAAGTGCTAGACGTTCTATCCAAAGTGATCGAGGGTAGGCGCAAAGGCCGGAACATGTCCGACATTGTTGCTGAAGCATTCAAACCCCCGGAACCTCCTCAACCCTCCCCCGAAGAGATGGCGATGATGCAGCAGGGCATGGCTGAGGGAGGTGCCCCGACGCAGGAGGGCACCCCCGCAGGTATGACCGCTGATGGACGGATGCCTGGTGTGGCTCCGGGTCAGATGGGGGAGACGCCGGGGAGTAGGCCCGATTTGGCTACGTTCATTGCGGGTATGGATTCGAGTGGTACACCTAACTTGCAGGCAGGTATTTCACGACAGAAGGCGTTCTAATGAGTGACCGTATTGATTTGGAAGAGTATGAGGGTAAGGTAACTCCCCTCATGTGGGTGTCGAATGTGACGTACATGGCTTCTATGATGGCTGCGTCTTTGCATTATGGTTTGAAGTATTTGGATAAGATGGTGGATCGTCAGATCGCTTACAAGGCGTCGCAGGATTCGTTCCGCGTGGAGGCGGCTAAGCAGATTGAGAGTTTGACTAATGGCGAATGAGACTGGTCATGGTGGGTATCGTCGTCCGGCTGACCCTGCTCCTGTGAGTGGGCCGGGTAAGCATTCGCAGCGTACGGATGGTGGCCCTGAGCAACCGAAACGGTACCTGCAGGGTAATGGTGAGTATGGGGACAGTAAGTCTTTGAATGAGGCTGCTGCTGGTGCCCCTATGGCTGCAGCTCCTGGCCCTACGCCCCCTCCTGAGGGGTTTGTGCCGTTCGGTATGCCTACGCAGCGCCCGGAGGAGCCTGAGACGTATGGTTCACCTGAAGGGGAAGGCCCTGGGCCGTCTCCGTTAAGTTTCCAGAATGATGATTATGGTATGGACCCGCTTGACGCGTTCGACCCTATCGCGGATGCGATCAGGGGTGCGTACATGGCGGAGCCTACTGAAGAACTACTTGTACTTGTTGAGCGTTTAGAAGCGGATGGTCGGTAATGGGTTTCGATCCTTATAAGTTTGTGGCACGGCGTGAAGCGGACCGTGAGGAGGGTGCTGCCCGCGTTTGGGATGATACGTATAATCAGGAAAAGTATTATGATGCTGAGGCTCGTAAACAGTCTTGGATGCAGGAACGTTACGGGTTGGGTATTTATAAGAATATTGCTCTGGCTGCTCGTCCTGGCGTGGGGGCTAATAAGGCTATCACGGATGCGGTAACTAACTCCACCCAATATACGGACCCTGAGTTTTTGAAGGCTGTTCAGGACCGTATGTATGCGGACGCTTCTGGTGAGCATGAGTCTAGTATTTGGGAGACGAGTGCTGACGTCATTAAGGCTGGGTCTAGGTTGGGCACTTCGGCTTTGAACACTCCGCTGGGTATCGCTACTAACATTGCGATGCGGGGGATGGAGTTCAGTACTGATCCTGGGACGTTGGCGGAGCAGGGTCCGGCTAGTTTCTTCGGGGAAGTGTTCACTAACACTGACCTTGGTGCGACCATGAACGTGGCGTTGACGAATGGTTTGGATGATGCTCTCGGTGAGGCTGGTGGGGGTGACGGGTTCTTCGTTCAACCGTATGATTCGGTAGCGCCGGGGGAGAAGTCTCTCATTGGGCAAACTAAACAGAACTTGGCTAAAGACTTTTGGACGTTGGATAATGGGGATGCGGCGACTATTGGTCGTGCGGTAGCGTCTGGTGCTGGGGTTGATAAGGATTCGTCTACGTATGGTACTTTGTCTGGTGCTATCGACTTGGTGGCTACTTTAGCTTTGGACCCTCTTAACGTTATCCCTATTGGTCCTGCGTCTAAGGCGGGTAGGGGTGCCGCAACTTTAGGTAAACTGTCGGACGATATTGGGGCTGCCTCTAAACTTGTGGACACGCCTGGTGCCCAGAAAGTGTTCGGTCCTGGCGGTAAGTATGCTGATTTAACTGATGATGCTTTGCATGCTCGTGAGAATGTTGCACGCATGGCGGAGAATGACCCGGTATTGGCTGAGGCGTTACGTTCTCAGGGGGATCGCCTTGGCAGGTTGAAGGATGCCCCGGATAAGGGCGCTAAGGCTGCTAAGGATACGGACTATGTGGCGCAGGTGTCTAAGATGCAGCGCGTGTATGAGGAGGCGTGGAGTACGGCTCAGCGTGCTGCTGCTGGGGAGATGGATGCTGCGGATAGTTTAGCTAAATACGTGGATGAGTTTCAGAAGTTGAAGGCTCAACGTGACCGTCTCGCTAAGCAGAGCGCGAAGGCCCGTCAATCGGCGGATAACGCTAAGGCGGGTGTAGATAATGAGGCTAACGCTAAGCATGCTGATCGGGCTGATGATAAGGCCACCAAGTTGGAGGAGAAACTTGAGGACGTTGAGTCTCGTATCCCTAACTCTGGTAACGAGTTGGATGATGAGATTTTGTTCTCTGCTCGTGAGCGTGTGCGTGCGGCTGCTGAAGAGCTAGAGGGGCTCTCTAAAGAGTCTAAGCGTTCCTTGCATGATTACAATAACGTGAACCTTCAGATGCGTTTGATGGCGGAGAACACGCTTAAGGTGGGGGATGACCTGGACCCTGCGGATATTGCTACTGGTGTGAAGGCTCAACTAGGTTTGACTAAGAATCATGCTGACGCTAACCAAGTAGTGCAACACTTCTTAGGTGGGGATATGGGTGACCTGCCCACTATCTTGTCTCGCATTAACGACTCAGGTACGATATATAAGTTGGCTAATGGTAGGTTCACTCCTCAGACGGCGCACGCGCTCGCTGCAGCTAAAACACCTGAGGAGACTATGGGTGCTTTGCTGACACAAATGTCTAAGGGTGGTGTAGAGAAGTTCGATCAACGTATTTTACGTAAACTCTCTAAGCTTAACCGTTCTGCCCCGGACCTTGACGACCAAATACAGGCACTCATTAACCCTGAGCAGATACGTAAGCACGCGAAGTGGCGGGTGAACTCTCCCCGTAAGGTGAGTGCGTTCGATTCTCAGGCGATGACTGAGTGGGTGGATGCAGCCATTGGGCAAGTGTTCGACTTCAACACGGGCCGTAAAGGTGCAGATAAGGTGGCGGCAGGTCAACGGTTGCAAGACAAATGGTTGACTAAGATGATCGACGCTCAACTCCCCACGGAGCGTAAGAGTGTCGCTATGGGTTTGATCGAAGACATGATTGATGAACTGCCCGCCTTGCAGGGGGTGGCTGACGAGAAGTTCGTTAAAGATTTTAAGGTGGCGTTGAAGAAGCATATTGAGTATGATAAGGGTCAGATGCTGAACATGTCCCATAACTTGGCTGCTGCCAGGGTACAGATGGGTCGGGGTAAAGCGTCCCTAGTTTTTGATTCCGTGGAAGACTTGGACTCTGCTGGGGTGAAGAACCTGATCACTCACGGGCAGGGTATGCTCATGGACATCTCGACCCCTGACTTCCATAAGATGAACCGGACCGCACGTAAACTGTTTAAGATGAATGATGACGGCTCGTTGAAGACGAATCCTGGCGTGTCTGCTGCTGACTATGCAACTTCCGTGTACGATGCTTACTTACGTCCACTGCTCCTAGTGGGTCGCCCCGCTTACGTGGCCTTGCAGATTTTGGATGCTGGTTCTCGTAACGCTTTCAGTGGGTATTCTTCCCCGTTCACTCACTCGTGGGATGCTTTGCGGTTGGGTGCGGGTGTGTTGAACAACCGTTACCCCAAGTTGAAGCACGTAATGGGTGTGATGGAGAAAGAGTTGAAAGACTTGGACGGTACTCGCACCTTCGACATTGACGAAGATTGGGTTAAGTTCGCTTCGGGGTATGATGCGCGTAAGGGTTGGGGAGATTTCTACGGTGAGGCGTGGATTCGTGACCAGATAGATGTACGCCCTGATGGGGCTAACGTCCGGTCTGTTGGGGCTAGGGACTATGCGGTAGGTGAGGAAGGGTTCGAGCTGGCGTGGGCGGATGAGGTTTACTCCACTCTCTCGGGGGACGGGTTCGGTATACGGCAGAGAGTGTTCGACGTTCTCCTCTCCATGCGTGAGGAGGGTCGTAAGGCTCCGGCCTGGCTGGTGGATCATTCTGCGAAGAATAAGATGCCTTTAACTACCCCGACTGAGATGCGTGCTGCTGCAGTGGACTGGTTCAAGTTCGGTGAGGGCCGCAGTTATATTGACAACTTGATCGGTGCCACTTGGGAAGGTAAGTCTAAGGAACGTATTGTTGCTTGGGAGAACCGCTTGGACGACTTCTTGTTCGGGGATTATGCGGAGAGTGTCACCACTTCGCTGGATGACTTGACGGGCGGCTGGGACTCTCGGCTGGTCGACTTCGTTGATAACCTTCGCACTAACATGAGCAATGCGGAGGCGGCCACTAGGCGTACGGGTTTACTCCAAAACGCTGATAGCATTAAGTTCAGTTGGAAAGGGGTGGACGGGGCGGAGGTGTTCATTGACGCGTCGAACCCTTCCACCATGCGTTCGGCTTGGGCTAAAGCTGTGAAGAGTCTACCGGACGAGGTGCGCCCACCTGTGGTACGGACCACGGAGGATGTTAGTGAGATACGTAAGCACCACTTGTCGGAGAGTTTACTGAATAAGTTTGGTGGGTTCTTTGAGCATGCGTCTATGCCGGAGCGCGCGTTCGCTCACACCCCCTTCTTGCGTGACCGTAGGTTGATCGAGATCATTAACCGCATCCCGTTGCTGACCAAGGAGGATGCTGTTAAGGTTGCTGCTAAGGTGCGTAAAGAGGCTCCCAGTATACCGGCACGTAAGCTACGTGAATCGTTGGGCCGGTTGGATGATGCTGTGAAGGCCGCTGACGGTCAAGGCGCTTTCACTCCCAGCGATATAGATGATGCCGCTAAGGGTGCAGCTAAGGGTGCAGCGGGGGACCAGTTTTATGGCATTAAGGGCCGTAACATGTTGGCTAAACGCTTGGTGTGGATGGCCCCGTTCGTTCAAGCGTGGGCGAACCCGTTAAAGTTCTACGCTAAGAACACGACGGTATCCACTTTCATGGATGCGCAACGCGCATACCAAACCTTACAGTCAGAGGACTCTGGGGTAATGTATGACTGGTTCGGGGTACGCGATGACCCATCCCAGGGCGTACTTTACTTGGATGACTTCGGTAACCAGAAGTTCCGTATCCCCTTGATGGGTAGCTTGTGGGCTAAGACCCCGTTCGCTAATGAGGCTACACAACCTAGCTACATGGAGTTCCAAGCCAATCGGCTTAACCCGATCAACTTCGGTGAAGAACTTCCAGGGCTGGGGCCGCTACCCCAACAACTCTTCAACCAAGCGATGAAGAACGACACGTTGGCGGCGAACACTCCGGTGGACGTTAAGAACGCTCTCTCTCCGTACCGTAAATATGGTGTGGGTATGACGCCTGCGTGGGTGGACTTGGGGCTCACTTGGGCGGGTGTTAAAGACCCTGCGGAGCATACGGAGAAGTTCTTGGCCCCGGCCATGTCTTCACTCCTAGCATCTTCTGCAGCCGATTACACGAACGATGACGGGTTCATTGATAAGGGTGGAGAGAACCGGCTCATCGAGGATGCTAAAGGGTTGGCCGAAGTCCTGTACCGGGATGATGTGGTAAAGAAGGGCACTGTCCGTGGTGTCGCTGACTTTGATGTTAAGACCACTAACGCTTCGGGTGAAGAAGTGATGGTCAGTGAGGTTCGGAAGAAGTACTTCGAGAAGTTGAACGAACTGGGTGACTCTGGTGAGGCTACGGCTTACATCCTACAAATGTATGGCACGCACAATGTCATGTATTTGGTGGGTAAGCGTGACAGTATCCCTGAGGGCGATGAGGCTGCATACAAGTGGGTCAGGTCTAATAGTGATAGTGCTAAAGAGTTCAGCGACATTCTCCCTTTCATCTCCCCTGCGTTAGGGCAAGCGGAGGCATCCTCCGACCTTGCTGCTTGGATGGAGACTCACGGTGGTGGGAAGTTGAAGGACGCTAACGAGCTGGTGGCTTCCGCTAACGAGGCTATGTATAAGGCGGGTCGTGCGGAGATTCATGCCGCTGCTGAAGCTAATGGTTATGATGATGTTTGGCTTGATAAGCAACTGGCACAATACTCGCGGACTGCTCAACAGACTTCCCGTTCAGAGGTGGACATGAACTGGGTGGATGAGAACGTGAACATGATTGAGACTGCTATCGCTTGGAACGGCGGGTCGTTGACTGAGGAGTTTCCTGCTATGGCGGCAGCTAAAGAGTATATGAGTAAGCGTTCATACGCTAAGGCTAACGACATGGATGGCCCTAGTTTTGAGGGTATGACGGATGCTGATGTGCGGGCAGGGTTGCTGCACTTGGGTAACGAGCTTTCCGTTGAGTTCCCTGAGTTTGGTCCAATGTGGAACCGGTTGTTGAAGAGAGAGGTGTTGTCCAAATGAGTGAAGATTCGATGGATGCGCAGGAACTGGCTGCCGCACGCGCTGCCTATGACACTAACCAGGATGGTGTGTTGACTCGTGAGGAGGTTGCTGCGTCGAGCCTTGAGCGCGCGGAAGTGAACACTCCAGGGTTACCTAACCTGATAGGTGCTGCAGCTTCCCAGGTACCTATACTGGGGCCACTAATCAACAACATGGTTATGGGTGATCTTGTTGAGTCGCGTGACGTGTACGAGGCGAAGGTGGGGGAGCTGTATTCTTCGTTAGGTGTAACGGATGGTGCTGTCTCTACTGCCACTGGGGAGCCTGTGCAGCGACCTGGGGCCGATACCCAGGCTGTCACTGGCTCGGTGGACACTTCTTTAACTAACATGGCCTCGGGGACGGAAGCCCCCTCTAACCCCCTGCTCGGGTTCGACGAGTATTGGGGTACGGACGCTATCACGGAGGAGACGCAACTTAGTGGCGACACTCGTTACGTGATTAAGGTGGGGGATTCTTCTCGGGAAGTCCGGTACACGAAGGACAACCCCCTGTCCGCCATCACCTCCATGACGGATGATGACCTNTATAACTTGCGGAAGAATGCTTACTTGGGTGGGTTCTTCGGGGACACTAAACCTGTGTTCGTCGGTCCCGCTAATCAGGAAGACTTGGCGTTGGTCACTAAGTTGATGACGGACGCTAACCTTAGCGGGTTGGAGTGGAAAGATTCACTGACTTCTAGGGCCGCCATTGGCGCTAAGTACGGTGAGCCGTTGGATGAGAGCGCTATCGCTGAAGCGACACAAGAGGCTAAAACGTATCTGCAAGATTTCGAGTACCAGAATGGTATACCCATTACTAAAGATTTCATTAACCGTACCCAACGTAAGATCGCTAAAGGTGAAACTACGTTGAGTGATGTGGATAGTTGGTTGCGTAAAAACACTTTGTCCACTGCCTACCCTGCGTTCTCTGAAGCGTTGAAGGGCGGCATGAATGTTAGGGATGTAGCATCCCCGTACTTGTCCACTATGTCTAACGTGTTAGAGATATCTCCAGATGAGATTGATCTGCAAGACCATACGTTGCGTCAAGCGATGCAGGGTCAGGACGGTTCAGCGATGCCGTTGTGGAAGTTTGAGGAAACCTTGAAGAAGGATGACCGTTGGCAGTATACGGATAATGCTTACGAAGAGGTAGGTACTACGATGCAGTCCGCTATGAACATGATGGGGTTGAGTTACTGATGCCGTTTTATGATGACCCAGGGGTACGTCGGGACAAGTCCAGTCCGTTCTATAATAAGAGGGCTGCTGATGCTTGGGAGGCAAGCCGTCGCCCTAACTTTTCGTCGTTAGGGTATTTGGAGAACGTTATACCTGGTACGTCTGGGTTCATGGGTGGCACCCTGCCCCGTGCGGTAGCGGGAACAACTCGCCCCGACGGTAGGATTCCTGCTGCGCCTGCGGGTGGTAGCGGGGGCTCGAAGAAGAGCAGTAACAAGTGGTTGCGTCAGGAACAGTTGAAGCAGGAGAAGGCTCAACAGCGCAAGACTCAAGGGTATGAGCGGCAGTCCGCCTACGACTTTTACGCCGACCAGGGTAAGAACTGGGGCCTGGACAGTGGCCAGATCAGTAGCGTGCTCAAGGGCCTAGACCCTATGGACTATAAGAGTCCCACTAAGATTGTGGACGCTATACGTAGCACCCCCGCTTGGAAGGAACGGTTCGGTGGGGTGACTGCTGACCGTGCAAAGAACGGCCTTAACTACTTAAACGAGGGTGAGATTATCTCTAAAGAGAATGAGTTCCAGAAACTCTTAGCTCCCCTAGGGTTGGGTAAAGGTAAGGTTGGCGGCTACATATCTGATTGGGTGGGTAGTGGTACTAGCCCAACTGAGATTGGTGACCGGGTAGCGTTGGCTGAAGAGTGGGTGGATGGTCAAGACAAGTCCACCTTGAAGTGGATGCGCCAAAACTATGGTGTGGATAAGAAGCAACTCGTAGGTTACCTCCTAGACAATAAGGGTGACCGTAGTGTCACTTGGTTTGCGGATCAACAGAAGGCCGCTCAGATTGGTGGAGAAGCCGCAGGATACGGTATTGATGTTGGCAAGAAGTATGCTAACAAGCTTGTCGATAAGGACATCAGTCGTGAAGAGGCTAAGGATGCGTTTGAGTATGCAGACCAGTCCAGAGGTAACATCTCTAAGCTCGCTGGTTTGAGTGGGGAAGACAAGATCAGTAAACGAGACTTGGCTAACTCACAGCTACAAGGTGTCGCCAATAAGGAGTCCAAGAAGACTAAAGAGAAGGTTCGTAGGCTACGTAGCGAGGAGCGTGCCCGTTGGGGGGGACGTTCATCAGGTGCTGGTGGAGAACAGTTCGGTCAAGACACTAAGGGTTCAGGTGGACTATAAGGTATATAGTTCTATATATCCAAGGAACTTAAAGGTATAAGGTAAAGATACCGTTAGGTATATTAACCCTTGTATGACCACCAGTATACTAAATGTGGGAACACTGTCAACGGTAGTGTGCCGGTGTGTCACGGTTATGTGTGACACCTACGTATTGGGTGTCCCGTCCAGATCTGCTGGCCCTGGCGGTGTATAGTCCAGTAGAGGAAGCCATGAACCTCAACCCCTCAGGGGTTTGTGTGGTCCTTGAACTAACCAAGTAGGGAGTAGATAGTGTCAGAGTACGAAGATACAGATGAGTCCGGTGGCGCACTTAGAGCGCAACTAGAGGAATCGTTGAAGGCTAAGAAAGAAGCCCTATCTCAGGTAACTGAGTTGAAGGCTGAACTTCGAGGCATTCAGATCAATAGTGTTCTTGACACTAAGGGTATCAACAAGAAGGTTGCTTCATTCATCCCCGAATCTCTTACGGATGTGGATGATGTAGCTAAGTGGTTGGACGAGAATGCTGACGTGTTCTCCCCGTCTACTGCAGCTGATACCAAGGCACCTGCCCCAGTACCGGATTCTTCCGTCTCTGAGGCAGATGTTGCTGGTTCCCAACGTCTTCAAGACTTAGGTGCCAGTGCCGGAACACCTACTACTGTTGCCGACTTTGAAGCTCGTCTAGCTGCGGCTACGACGAACGATGAGATTCAGACCATTATGGCTGAGGCTGAGGCGTACGTGCTTTCGGAGTAAGTAACTCCTTAACACAGAAAGAGGTTAGTCAAAATGGCTGCTCCTAATACAGATACAAGTGCGCTAAGCAATCTTGTTCAAGCGGCGTACGACCAGAGTGTACGCTTGGCCCTTCGTTCGATGCCTACATTCCGGTCGCTTTGCGACACGCGGGTAGTGAATCAGACACAACCAGGTTCGTCCGTTGTGTTCGCTATCCACCCGGATATGTCGGCTGCGACGTCCACTCTGACTGAAGTGTCGGACCCGACTGGTGTGAGCCTTGTCGATCCCACTCAGGTCACGGTGACGTTGAACGAGTATGGTAACTTCACGAAGGTTACTAACAAGCTGAAACTGTTCAACTTGGATGATAACCTGGATGGGAACATTGCTAACATTGTTGCCTTCAACCAGAATGATAGTGTTGACACTGTTGTCGAGACTGCGTTCGCTGGTGGGTCACAGTTGATCACTGAAGAGAACGCTACCTTGATTTCTTCGGGTAACGACTTGCAGGACATCAAGGCGACTGACACGTTCAAGTCGAAGCATGCTCGTTATGAAGTTGCTAAGCTTCGTGGCGCTAGTGTTGCTCCGGTGGACGGCCAGTACTACGGTGGATACATTCACCCGGACGTTGCTCACGACCTTCGGGCCGAAGCGGGTTCACTGGGATGGCGTGTACCTCACGAGTATGGTATGTCGCAGGACGCCATCTTCGCTGGTGAGATTGGCGCGTATGAGGGTGTTCGTTGGATCGAAACTCCTCGTTGCACGGTGACCGCTGACGTTGGCGATGGTGCTGGTTCTACTGGTACCATTGACGCGTACAACACTTACGTCATGGGACAGGGTGCGATGGCTGAGGCTGTTGCTGAAGAGTTCCATGTTGTGATTGATGGTACGATTGTGGATGCGCTGAAGCGTTTCCAGACTGTCGGCTGGTATGGTGTTGCTGGGTGGAGCTTGTTCCGCACCCCGTCTCTCTGGGTGACGAAGACTGCTTCCTCTATCGGTGCTAACGCCTGATAGGTTCGTTTGGTGAGTGGCCCCTACCTCGGTTCTCGGGGTGGGGGTCATTCTATTTTTAGGAGTGTTTGAGTATGCCGTACGTAGTTGAACGTATGTTCCCGTCTAGTAGCTACGCGATTAGTGGCACATCTTCTTGGGTTACTGGTGCGACGACGCGGAGTGTCATGCTCCACGGGTCGGATGACATCGATCACCTTTTTGATTATGATGGCGTGGATGATACTTGGACACATGTTAAGGGGAGTGACTGGAGCGGGGAGGGGTTGTACGACCCTAAGGGTGGCGGTACTACTCTTCAGCGCAGTAGGAGTAAGAAGTATTTCCCGTTGGATGAGGGTAATAGTTATGTGGGTAAGTGTGTCTCTCACACTCGTAACACTTTGTTGGGTATAGCGTCGGGTCGTGCGTACTTTCGGGTTGTCCTTACTGACCCGGTTAATGGTACTGCGGTGGATCAGGGTATCGGTAACCCTGATGGTATTTCTGATGTTGATGAGTTTATTCTTCTTGTCTCGGATGATCCTGCTTCTGATACGAACATTGAACTACCGTTCTCGCTTGATACTTCTAACACTGCTGCTTCTGATATTGTTAAGGTTGGGCCGGACCTGTTTTTGATGGTGGGGTTTGTTTGTAACCCTGCCTTGAATAAGTCTGCGTTCCTTTGCGCTAAGTGGCGTGTGACGGATAGTGAGGTAGACCTTGTGGGTTGGTCTGCTACTGTGGTTGAGCATGCCGTGAACTGTTCTAGTGTGTTCAATGGTCCCCCGGTGTGGGGGTCGGATGGTTCTGTGTCTTGGTGGACGCGGGATGATGCTGGTACGGATGTTCAGGTTGATGTTGCGGCGGATGGTAACAGTTTAACTATTGATGCTGCGACTGTCTTGGGTGACTTTGAGCTGCATGATAATGCTTTGGTGCATTTGGGTTCTTCTGCTTATGATGCTGGGCGTGACGTTCAGAAGCTTGATACGGCTTCCTCGGAGGATAGTCTTGATCCTGCGTCTAGGGAGACGTTGGTCTTGGATTCTACTGCTGTTTCTGAGATTCGTTCGTGGTGGTCGGATGTTTCTGATGGTTTGATTGAGGACACTATCACTAACATTACTTCCGATTGGCAGGTTTACTTGAACGGGGATCGGCTTTGGCCGCATGGCTCGTTCATGAATGAGCAGAATAGTTACTACCCGATTGTGGCTGCTAATGCTTCTACTACCGCTTACCCTTACTGGGTGAAGTACGTGTATGTTCCTCCTGTGGTGGCTACGGGTGGTTACGTGTATGGTCCTGCGTGTGCGGGGCAGGCGATCTTACCGCAGGGTAGTGGGCATACTTTGGAGATTGACCAGACAACATTGTTGCCGGTCATCCGTGACTCTAATGGGGATGTTGTCACTTTGGTTGATAACTCGTCTCCTGTCCCTGGGGCTTGTGATGCGCCTGTCATGTTGGTGGCGAGGGAGCGGCTACTGTATGTTTATTACGGTGGTACGATATTGACTTCTTATCTGATCCCTGAGACTGTGTGGGATGCGTTACCTGCGTTTACGCAAACCTATTTGGGGTATGTTGATAAGGCTACTGGCGATCCGGTTAATGGCCCTGAGGGGTCTGGGTTGGATGTCCCTAGGCCGGTGGGNTATTCGTTCCAGGTGGGCGGCTACCGGGCTTCTATCGGCTCTAGGCCGTTCTTGTGGGTGTGGGCGCAAGACCCTGACCGTAAGAAGGATATCCTTGTTACTGGCTCTTCGGTGGCGGTAGTGGAGACTCCTACTCAAGATCAGATTGATGCTGCGGATAAGGCTGTGTTGGGCGGTCGGAATGGCCAACCTTATTTGACTAATGATGAGGCTTATGCTGCTGTGGTTGCGTCTGGTAATCCACGTATCGTGGAGGCTGTGGTGGAGGCGGCTGATCCTCCGGCTGTACCTACGGGGCTTACTATCTCTGTGACGGATGATACGGTTGCGGTGTCGTGGGATGTTGTCGCTGATACTCGGTACGCCGTGTACTTGTCTACTGCGGAGTATGGGGCTTATACACGGACTGTGTGGGCTGCGGGGGCTGCTAACTTTGGGACAGTGGGCGGCGGTAGTTACTGGGTTAAGGTGGCTGCTATTGACCTGCTTGACCAGGAGGGTGGGGCTACTCCTCTAGCGTCTGGCGTGTACCCGCTTCCTGATCTTACTCCTCCCCTGGCTCCGGCTAACCCTACGGCTACTGTGGATGCTGGGGCTTTGTCTGAGCAGATCACGTTCTCTTGGGACGCTGCGGTGGACGCGGATCATTACCGTGCTTACACGGCTACTACTGCTACTGGCCCTTGGTCGCAGGCTCGCACTGTGGACGGATTGTCCACGGTGTATAAGTCTTTACAGTATGATACTACTTACTTCTTCCAAGTGTTGGCTGTGGATGCTTCGGGTAACATATCTCCTAGGACTACGGCGGTGAGTGATACTACTGTTGGTGCTGTTGTTCCTACGGGCTTGGCTACGGAGTCTGACTTTGAGGAGGTGGCGCTTTCTTGGGATGCCGCATCGTATGATGAGGTTGAGGTGTTTTACTCTGATGTCTCTGATACTGGGCCTTGGACTAGCGTAGCTACTACGACTGGTTCAACGTATACTGTCACTGGTTTAACGAACGATACTCAGTACTGGTTCACTCTTGTTGCTCGGTATGGGGGCGAGTTTAGTGACTATGTGACTGCGGTGTCTGAGACTCCTGCTGGGGTACCACCGGCTACGGATTCGGGTAACATGACTTTCCGTTTGCTCCCTGAGACTTTGACTGTTGCTGATAGTGACCCGGTTACTGTCTGGCAGGATGTGGTTTCCGGCTTGAACATGGAGCCTACAGGCACTGTCGATTTTGTGGAGGACTATTTTGCTGCGGGTGTGCCTGCGGTACACTTCGGTACAGACGGAATGATGATCGGCGAGGATGACTTTGCGTTTGTGGATACTTACTCTGCTTACTTCGTCATCAAGTCGGGTAACACTACTACCTCTAGGCACTACTCTTTGGGGGCTTACGCACCTGCTTATGTTTCCGCCAACACGTGGATCGTCGCGCATATTGACGGTACCTCACGCTACACTTATCTAAGGGAGGGCACCTGGTCGAAGAACAATCAGGACTTGGAACAGCCCGCAGATATAAACCATCTTGTTGCGATAACTAGCGATTCGCCCGGTGAGTCTGACTCTACGCAGGTGTGGACGAACACGGGTCAGATGGGTGATAGTACGATTTCGGGCACCTTCACGCCGCAGGCTACTGGGTACACCATGTCTCTATTCGATGGGGCGTACCGTGCGGAGGCTTGGTTGGGTGAGGTTCGTTACTATAACGTGTACCACGATTCGACGACTCGGGATGCGATCATTGCGGAGATGTCTACGTACCATGACCTGACACCTAGCGGCTTCTAGTAGTGTCTTCCTGTGACTCCTAAGTATGTTTCATGGCATGTTCTTCTTCTTGTTCCTCCCCTGGCGCTCACTCGTCGTGGGGTGAGTGTGTCCGCGCTAAAGGGTTGAGGGTTGGTTGGGCTAACTCTGCTGCTGGTATGGAT